AGCCTCAATATCACGCTCGGCGGAGTCCAGTACACGCTATACATCTACTGGTGTGCGCCGTCGCAGACGTGGAATTTTGATCTGTCGGATGCCAGCGGGAATCTGATCCTTGGAGGCCGTCCACTCGTAACAGGTATCGACCTTCTCCAGCAGTTCCAATACCTCAACCTCGGAGGCGCTTTGGTGGTGCAGACGGCCGGCCAGGATGCGCTAGCCCCGCCCACCTTTACGAATCTTGGGACGGACGCGAACCTGCTGTATGTGACGACATCCTAAATGTCCACGACCGGCCTCCAGTTCGGCAGAGTGGCGCAACTTTTGGTAGCTAATCATCCTTTGGCGGGCGATATCACGGGCCGCGACCTCAGCCAGCTACAATTCTCCTTCTTCGTGCGGGCCTCCGATGTGGACACGCCAAATACTTTAGTGGTGAAAATCTACAATCTGTCATCACAAACCGAAGCTGAGATCACATCGCAATATACACTGGTCAGTTTGGCGGTGGGCTACGAAGGCACGCCACTCTCGGTGATCTTCGTAGGCACTATTAAGGCTTTCCGCAAAGGCAAGGAATCGAGCGTTGACAAGTTTCTCGAAATCAGTGCAGCCGATGGAGACCTTGGATATTCCTACGGCTTCCTGAGTGCAACGCTTGCCTCCGGAGCCATGCAGTCGCAAGTCGCCAAAGTGGCGGCATATCACATGCAAGTCGAACTCGACAAAACCGGGCTCACTCTTATTGAGACTGGGGGCCTTGTCTATCCGCGTGGAAAAGTTCTCTTCGGCCTTGCGCGGGCAAAGTTGGGCGACGTGGCCAGTACCTTGAATGCGCGCTGGTCGATTCAAAGCGGCATCGTCAAGATTGTTCCGGTGACGAGCTACCTTCCCGGGACGGTTGTGGTGCTCAATTCCGAAACGGGCATGATCGGGATTCCTGAATCGACAGACAACGGCGTCGAAGTCGAATGCCTGCTTAACCCTCTTCTCCAGGTCGGCTATCGCGTGCAGATCGACTCGAACGCGATTGTGCAACTCTCGACCACGGCGGCGGAGGCGGAGGCCGCATCGGAGGCCGCGGCGAACACAGGAATCAACTTTCCGAGTTACACTTCGCACATCTTCCCCGCGACGGTGCAGTACGGCCTGGGCATCTATCGGATCATCGTGGTAGAGTCGTCTGGCGACACCCGCGGGCAGGATTGGACGAGTCACCTTGTATGCCTCGCCATCGACCCGAGCAGCCCTCCCGCGACCGCTGTATTGCCCTCGGGCTGAGAAATCCGCACAGGTAGGCTTGCGCAGGGGGCAAAGGAGATTCATTCTGGACCAGAGAGAGCGCATTGACGATATCGAACTTGGCATCCGGCTCACCATCAAATCGATGTTGCTGGAATTGCAGACCTCAATGCCGGTCTCGATTGTGGCTGTGACCGATGGAGGAATGACCGTCACGGCGCAACCTTTGATTCGCGCGCTTCTCCCGGTATCGATTCCGCCTTCGATCCTGGCCACGATCACCGGGGTTATCCAAGACGCGCAGGGAAACAACTGGGTTGCGCTCCCACTGCTCATCCACTGCCCCATCGTCTTTCAGGGCGGCGGCGAATACATCCTAACCTTCCCCATCAAGGTCGGTAACGAAGGACTTGCCGTCTTCAGTTCGCGCGCGATCGATCACTGGTGGACGGCGGGCGGCTTGCAGAATCCGGTGGAACTGCGCGCGCACTCGCTCGACGATGGTTTCGTGTTCGTGGGTCCGCGGTCCATGGCGAATGCAGTCAGCGGCATCAACCCCAACGGTCCCGAGCTGCGCACGCTCGATGGCACAACCTCGATTGGAATTGACAACTCTACGCCGCCGGGCCGGGTGATCATCACGGCTCCCGGGGGTGTGTTCGTGAACGGAACACCGCTGATCGTCCCATGATAGATTGATTCCAATTCCGAAATTCGGAAACACGAAATGGAGACCCATGATCCTTCTGCTCATCATCTTGATTTTGTTCTTCGGTTTTGGCGGGCACTACTGGAACGATGGAGCCTATCGCGGGCCTGGATTCGGCATCGGCACCATCCTGCTGATTATTCTGATCGTCCTTCTGTTCAGGTAGTGCTAGAATAAAGGCATCGTCGCGGAGATTCCCAGCCAGGAACCCCCGCACAGAGCTCATCCTTGCCGAAGGAGAACACCGATGCCCAGACACTATATTCGCACGAAACCAGCATGGAAACCGCCAGTCCGCCCCCTGATCTTCGTGATTGGCCCGAGCATCGCTTATGTCGAACTCACGCAAGGCCAACTTGCGGTGATCGACCTGGAAGATGCGCCACAGATCGGGCGGTTCAATTGGTGGGCTTTCTGGGACAAAAACTCCAAAGTCTTCCGCCCCGCTCGCTGGTTACCTCCAAATGGTTTGCGATTTATGCATACAGAATTACTCGGGTGCAAAGAAGTAGATCATATTGAACCAGCTCGGACGCATGATAATCGCCGCGCCAATCTTAGGCCGGCGACACATTCTCAGAATATGGCAAATCGGCGCAAGTCAGTACGAAACAAGAGCGGATTCAAAGGCGTTCACTTCGACAAAGAGAGTGGAAAATATCGAGCGTCAATCCGTAAAAATAGCAAACTCCGGAACCTCGGTCGACGCTCAACGCCCGAGGCTGCTGCCGAACTCTATCGCATCGCAGCGGTTGAAGAGTTTGGCGAGTTTGCTCGCTTCGCTTGAGGCTCACGGTAAGATGAGTCCATGCGGTATCGCGCCCTAACAGCAAGCGGGGATTGGAGCATGGGGTCTAACGGGGCCAATTACCTCGTGAACTCGACCGCCGCCGTCGCGCAAGCCGTCCTCACGACCCTCCGCCTGTTTGCTGGCGAGTGGTTCCTTGATCTTCTGGCCGGCGTGCCCTGGCTACAGCAGATCATGGGGAAATCCTCTCAGGCCATCTACGACCAAATTTTGCAGAACGCCATCGCGGGCGTCGAAGGCGTGGCGCAGATCACGGCCTATTCCAGTTCTATCGATCCGACTACGCGCATGCTCTCTGTGACGGCCACAGTGTTGAGCATCTACGGCTACGTGACAATCTCGACGCAACTTCCGACTGCGCCCACAGGTGGCTTCGGCGTCGGCGGATACAACCTCCGCGGCTTCGGAGATTAGATGACGTATCCGCTCTCCACTCTCGCTTGCACGATCACCCCGGCTGGCATCACGAGCCCGGCGCTGACGGACATCCTCAATTCGCTGCTCGCGTCCGCCCGGGCCATCTTCGGAAACGACGTATACCTTGAGACCGACTCGCAGGATTACCAGGACATCGGAATCCGCGCGCAAGCTCAGTACGACACAAATATGTCGGTGATTGCCGCTTACAACTCATTTAGCCCAAGCACCGCGGTGGGCGTCGGCCTCGATAGCAATGTGGGCATCAATGGAATCCAGCGCGAGGGTGCGACCAACTCAACTACCATCGTTGCGCTCGTCGGAACGACCGGAACAGTCATTCCTGTAAATCAGAACCAGGTCGCAGATCCGAACGGGAACATCTGGACAGTCCCAGCCGGTACGATCATTCCCTTGGCTGGCACCATTGATGTCACCGCTACCTCAGTGACCAGCGGCGCCATAACGGCCGTGCCGGGCGCATGGTCAATCTTCACTCAGGTCTTAGGATGGAACACGGTCACAAATACGACCAACGCCACGGTCGGAACTGCGGTCGAGGAAGATGCAGAACTTCGCCAGCGCCAGATCATTTCGACCTCGCTCCCGGCCCAGACTCAGATTCAATCCATAGCCTCCGCGGTCGCAAACCTCACCGGCGTAACGCGTTCTGCAGTCAACGAGAATCAGACGGCGACAACGGACGGGCGCGGCATCCCGAGCCATTCGATCGCAGTTGTGGTTGCGGGCGGAGATGCGCAGACCATCGCCGATACCATCGAAGCGAAGAAGTCTGAAGGTACGGGAACCTGTACCGGCGTTGCAGGCGTGACCACCGAGACGGTGATCGATCCCGGCGGCTTGCCTGTCCTCATCAGTTTCTTTGAACTCGACGATGTGCCAATATTCATTGGGCTTACCATCCAACCGCTGCCCGGTTACGTGAGCACTACTGGTGTGGCTGCGGTCGCGGCGCTCGTGGCCTTCCTCAACGCGAGTCCTATCGCCGGCGTGAATGGCTACGTCTACCTCAATCAACTCTTGGGCGTGGCGAGCCTGCAAGATTCAGCGCTGGGCGATACCTTCGTGATCACATCCTTTACG